GTTTAAGGCAAACAACCACCGTGGAGGTAACATCAACTCCACGAGGCGCGATGCGACGGTATCAGACGCATTCGAGAGATCAATTGTTGCCCAAAAGCCTGTAAGCGAGCCCTCACGGGCAAGTTTCTGGTTCCGGGTCTGATCATTCAGATCGATTCCTGCGCGGTTGCGCAGACGGCGGCGAATTATTGCCCCCAAACCGCTCTGCAGCCACAGATTTACCAGTGGCTGAATCTCGATATTACGATGCGTCTTTGCATCTTTGGGCACTACAGAGTGTTTCCCACCTTGCACGACCATGACCTCCACCTCCCTCCGGGCGGTGTAGGTTAATGAGTCTGTCCATGCCTGGTATTCCGCAAGGAATCCAGGCATGTAGCAAACAAGCGCCTCAGTACAACTAGGGACGCTGCCGAGCTTTTGATAGTCGCTAGTTTCCGGAACCCCAAATGCTACACCGGGGCCGAACTTGCAGGACTCAAGCCACTCGTCGACCTTCAACCTCCCGAGTACGCGTGCTATTTTCTCGCGGGCCATCAGAATGAGGCCATCAGCGTCTGGTAAATCCCTTTCGGGGGCACCAGAAGCATACGCATGAAGTCGGATGTTAGTCATCAGACACTGACGCTCACAAGCGTCAAACGTCGACAACGCAGCAGCGTGGCATGCCGCCCCCCTACCGGGGAACGGATACTTCCGCAGAAAGCTGCAAACTACCTTGTCCGCAAAGTATGTGTCCCGGTCGGTGTATTGACTCGGGTGCACGTCTGCGGTAATGATAGTGTCGACGTCTTGGTCCTGTGCAGCTTGTCCAAGAAACTGGACGGCTGGCGAACCAAGAGCTGAAACGAGTTTTGACAACAAGGTGTAGGGGAGATCAGATACATCGATCCTCCCCTGGAGAACCTCGTCCAGGCGCATCTTTTCTTTGCGCTTGCGACTTCGCGCGCTCTCACGAGCTTGACGATTCGGTTTCTCTAATGTACGCGTCATGTGTACATAGTTCATGACTGGACTCCAAAGGGTTTTAA